GGCATGGCCGGTCTAGACGAGTATGTGTTGCGAGCAACCAATAAATGGGTCAATCCAAACTTTTTTGATTTAAAGGCGCACCCCAAACTGCAATGGCAGTTGTTGACTACAACTGTTCCCGGCTTTGGGCCCATGCGCCATAGTTGGATCAAACCACTGGGCAATAAAAAAACCAGTAATGATAGACTGCGCGAGTTTTTGATTGAAGAATTTCCCAGTATCAGTAATCAAGAACTGGATATCATGACTGCTATCAATTCAAAAGAGGAACTGATAGACTATGCTACGTCAACTGGACTACAAGATAAAGAAATTGGGCGATTTAGTTAATTGTAAATTTTGTAATAAAAGTTTTTCAAAAGCCAGTACTCTGGCTGTGCATCTATGTGAACCAGCTAGACGGCATCGACAACGCGGCGATACAGGTGTTCAAATTGGGTATCAATTTTGGATAAAGTTTCTCGAACGCAATACTACAAAAAAAGAGTTTTCCTATGAGGAGTTTTCATCTAGTCCCTACTATTCAGCTTTTGTAAAATTTGGGCAATATTTGATCGGCATCCGCTGTATCAATGTAGAGGAATTTGGCAATTATATTTTGGGATCAAAGATCAAAATAGATCATTGGACCAAAGAGCAGCACTATGCCGCATGGTTGCCGGCACATGTCAAACGCGAGCCAGCTGACCGTGCAGTAGAACGCAGTATTGAAACCATGACACGCTGGGCCGACGAACAGGGCGCGGTATTCAATGAATACTTTTCACGCCGAGGAGCTAACCATATTGTACAAGATGTTGTTAATGGACGAATCAGTCCGTGGGTGATTTACCAAAGTCAGTCTGGCAAGGACTTTTTAACCAGTGTCAATCAAGAACAATTGGCCCTGCTGTTTGAGTTTATCGACCCCGCTTGGTGGACCAGTAGATTCAGCAATCTCAAAGAAGATGTTGATTTTGTTCAAATGATTTGTAATAATAGTAGCTTATAATGGACATTGATTTAGATTTTGGAGATCGCAACAGTATACTGAATTTGATTCAGCATGTTCCAGCCGCTATGGTCAAAAATGATCGATTGGTTCGACACGTCAGCGGAGTGTATGTAAACGACGTGCCCTACAATTCGGTCAGTGGAACTGCTGCAATTGACTATCGCATTGCTGAACAACTGGGATATGTTAAATTGGATTTTTTAAATGTAACACTGTATCAGCAAATCGCCAGTCCACAACAATTGACCAAATTAATGGACCGCACTCCGCCTTGGACTAGACTGCTGGACAGTGAATTTTTCAGTCAATTAATTCACATTGGGCGGCATTACAATACCATGCGACAGATGCCCGAGCCCGTTGACAGTATAGAACGCATGGCCATGTTTTTGGCTGTGATTAGACCATCCAAGCGCCATTTAATAGGGCAAAGATGGGCAACAGTGGCGCAAACAGTGTGGCAAGTTTCTGAAGACGGAGCATATGGATTCAAAAAAAGCCATGCTCATGGTTATGCAACTCTTGTCGCTGTGCAAATGAATCTATGTGATCTTGCGGACAAGAATGACACTGCGTCGCTTGCTCTTTTGTGAAGATGATTCTTTAAGGCTCACATACGGTCCTTGTACTATGCTGACGCTTTTGCTGTTAAGTGTTTTTAATGTGGGTTTGAAAATTACCCAGTCAATTTTTAAAAACAAATTGATCGGTATTTGACGATTACTGCTCCACCACCATATTTCGCCTAGTTCTAAAAATGTGAGTCTTTGGTCAGCTGCAACTGACTCAAAGTCGTAAAATGAATTATGCCTAGGTAATCTCTGTTAACATATGTTAATAAAGTTAAAAAGGGGCATTGGTCCAAGAGGTTTTTTCTTTCTTCGGGCGCCATAAATATGTAATAACGGAAATCCTATGCAAACACTTGCTTGCTATTTATATCCAATATTACTGGAGTGTCAAGTAATAGCTAATGAATCAACAACAACCAGGTATCCCATTGTGTATGCAAATAGAATAAAACTCTACAAATATGCCAACAACCAAATCAAGTTGTTGTTTAAGAATAACGATCAAAAAAGCATTGATTTTGCCGGGTATACAGTTGAGTTCAATATCTTTAAAAATCGCAACAGTGCTGCTCGAACTGTGGCCACTACGATCCCTGTGGGAACCTCAGTTACCAACACCGTATTGTCCATCAACTCAGTATTGGACACGCTTGATCCAGGCCTGTACAATTATAGCATTGTGGCCAATGTCAACACGGTTGACGTTGTGGTCTACAGCGATGACAATTACAGCGTAGTGGGCGAAGTGGAAGTTGCTGTTATAAATCAGCCGGCAATCACTGCCGCAGTATTAACGCCCAACCTGGGCACGACCAATTATGCAGCCGGTAACAGCACATTGCATTCCTTTCAAATTGATTTTGGCAGTTTTATTGGTACTGTGCGATTCCAAGCCAGTTTGGATACACAGCCGGGCATGACCAATACTTGGTTTGATTTTGGCAGTGACACTGTTTCTACCACACCCGCTGCCAGCCGGTTATATAACTTTGTGGGATCTTACCCATGGGTTCGTATTGTGGCAGTCGCCACTAGTGGAATCATTGGCAATATACTCTACTTGAGTTGATTTTTGCAGACAATTAGTATATAATTGCTCAATGCACCGTATTGAGCAGTTGATAACCAACCATCTTCCGCGCTCCCGCAGTACTTCGGGTGGTTGGCGCAGTTTTGACGCACCCTGCTGTCATCATCGAGGGCACGGACCAGATCGACGAGCTCGCGGTGGAATAAAATTCAATCCCGATGGCACAGTGGGCATCAACTGTTTTAATTGTGGATTCAGCACCGGATGGCGTCCAGGACAGATGTTGGGTTTTAAGCTCAAAGCCTGGCTGGGTTGGATAGGAGTAGACCATGGTGCTGTTAATGCATTAACACTTTGGTGTTTGGATCAACGTGACGAAACTGCTGTTTTGGAGCAGTATAACCGTCCCGAAGTTGAAATAAAAAGATATCCATTGCCTGAATCAGCAGTACCTATAGCGCAGTGTACAAATCCAAAAATTATTGATTATCTAACCCAACGCGGAGTACTAGATGATAGATTTAAATTTTATTGGTCTCCCGACACTGTTGTAGATCTCTGTAACAGAGTCATAGTACCGTTTTACTATCATAACGAGCTAGTGGGCTATACAGCTAGGTCTGTTGTGCCCACACAGCGTGTCAAATACTATATGCAGGCCGATGCAGGCCGAATAGTTTTCAATTTGGATCACCAGCACTATTCTAGGACGGCAGTTGTTGTGTGTGAAGGGCCGTTTGATGCCATGAGCATAGATGGCGTAGCTGTCATGCACAACGAGATAAGTAGTACACAGGCACAGCTAATACACGACTTACACAAACAAACCATAGTGGTGCCCGATGGTGATGCAGCAGGTTGCAAATTAATCGAATCAGCGTTAGAGTATGACTTTGCTGTCAGCTTTCCCGACTATTTAAATACCTGCAAGGACATCAACGAAGCTGCCCAGCGTTACGGGCGAGTCTACGTGCTCAAAGACATACTAGCTCATCAAGAATCAAATCCCACACGAATTCGTTTGCGTGCCAAAAAATTTCAAGCACAATTTAAATGACAAATTACACAGTTGACGTACAACGATTATTTTTAGAGTTCATGCTGAGCAATGCAGAGAACTATGTGCGGGTACAAAACATTTACAACTCAGAAAATTTTGATCGCAGTTTGAGAACTGCAGCAAAATTTATCAAAGATCATTCGGATCAATACAAAGCCTTGCCGGATCTCAAACAAATACATGCGGTCACAGGAACCTCAATGTCGTTGGTTGCCGACATTAGATCCGAACATGACGAATGGTTCTTAGATGAATTTGAAAAATTTACTAAACAAAAAGAATTGGAACGAGCGATATTGTCTGCGGCTGATTTGATCGAAAAAGGCGAATTTGATCCTGTGGAAAAACTGATCAAGGATGCTGTGCAAATCAGTTTGACCAAAGACATGGGCACAGACTATTTTGCAGATCCCCGTAATCGATTACTGGCACTTAAACAAAACAACGGACAAATCAGTACTGGGTGGAACAGTTTAGATCAAATACTGTATGGCGGAATGAAAAAAGGTGAACTCAACATCTTCAGTGGTGGATCAGGATCGGGTAAAAGTTTGATCATGATGAATTTGGCTATTAACTGGGTTTTAGCCGGATTGAGCGGTATTTACTTGACTCTGGAATTGAGTGAAAACCTCTGCTGTCAACGAGCAGACAGTATGATCACTGGTGTAGCCAACAAAAATATTTTTCGAGAACTTGACGATGTTGAACTAAAGGTCAAGCTGGCAGGTAAAAAAGCTGGAGATTTTCGTGTCAAATATTTTCCTGCACAAAGCACAGTCAACACATTTAAAAGTTATGTTCGCGAATTAAGTATACAGTATGGATTCCGTCCCGATTTTATCGTAGTAGACTATCTTGACCTTATGATGCCGGCCAGTGTTAAAATTGATCCTACCAACACTTTTATCAAAGACAAATACGTTAGTGAAGAACTGCGTAACATGGCCGAAGAGCTCAAGTGTGTGGTGGTAACAGGTAGCCAGTTGAATCGCGGTGCCACTGACGAAATGGAATTTAATCACAGTCACATCGCTGGTGGCATCAGTAAGATCTTTACTGCAGACAATGTGTTTGGTATTTTTACTAGTCGCAGTATGCGTGAACGTGGACACTATCAATTACAAGCAATGAAAACTCGCAGCAGCAGTGGTGTAGGACAAAAAATTGATTTGGGCTATGATATTGACACGCTGCGTATTATTAACTTAGCTGAAAATGAAATAGAACAATTAAGGCGGGAAAGCCCGGCCGACAGTGTACTTAAAAACCTCAAACCCACAGTGCATTTAAAACCCGGGGATGCTGTTAAAACTGTTGCTATAGAGCAGCCAAAAATCACAGCGCAATCACAGAGCACAATGTTGGCCGATATGCTTAAACAATTAAAGTCATGACATCGATAAATAAAATTAATCCTTTGGGAGATAATTTTGGTTTCTAGATCCATTTTAGACGAACTTGACGCGGTTTTGGCCGCAAGAAAAGCCGCAGATCGCGAGTCGATAGTGGAGTCACGAGCTAACAATATTATCACTAGTGCTATTAATTTACTAGAAATGATACATAAAGCCTATCCAGCAGACGTGGCTGAAGATCTAGAAAAACGGTTTCTAAACAGTATACGTTCAAGAAACCCTGCCAAATTATCTAATACTATTAAAAAGATAAAAAATGAAAGTAAATGAAATTGTCGTCAACGAGGGTGTCGTCTCTCGTATAATTCAGCGTAATTTTGGTAAGCCTGGAACAGAGCCTGGTATGCAATTCGACCCTGCACAAGTACAAGCAGGCGTGGTAGATGAAATCATGCAGGATTGGCAGGGACTGGTTACTCAATATCAGCAGTCTCGTCCAGAATTGATTGGTTATCCCAACAGATACAAAATTGAACTAGACAAGTTTTTAGAAGCCAGTCGTAAAATTCCAGCTTTTAAAATATCTAGAGATCACGGGTACCTTTTACAAAAAATAGATCCAGCTAGTGTTAAGCAGTACATTGCGAAAATCAACGCTGAACATAATGTTGCTGCTCGTACTAACATAACAAAATCGCCGGCACCAGCAACGACATGAAACTATACGAAATCGCTAAAAACCCTGTAGCCCAATGGACACTGCTTGAAGGTGCCGGTGGGGCTGAATTTGGACTGCCTTATGTTGAAGACTTGCTGTTTAGTAAGAAGTATGCCGGGGCACTAGAAGCCATGGACTTTATTGACAGCGTTAGAGCAATGTTGGCCAAAGGCACTGGGCAAATTGAAAACGTTTCAGAAAAATGGGACGGTAGCCCTGCCATTGTGTGTGGCACTGATCCCGAAGATGGCAAGTTTTTTGTTGCTATTGCTCGCAGCATGAGCGGGCGTGTACCTAAAATTGTCAAAAGTGAACGCGACATTGCTAACTGGTATGGGGACAGACCCGAGTTGGCTGAAAAACTCAGTGTAGCACTGCGCTATTTGCCTGAGATTGGTATTCAGGGCGTCATCAAAGGCGACCTAATGTTTACCCGTGACATGTTGACAACTGAAACCATTGACGGGCAAGACTACATAACATTTACCCCCAACACCATTACTTATGCTGTATCAGTAGGGTCTAAGCTGGCAGCTCGTATTGCACGGGCACACATTGGTATGGCGTTCCATACTCGTTACGAAGGCGAAACAGTGCCCACAATGAGCCCAGTGTCTGGTAATGCCATTGCTGGGTTAACCCATACTGCTGGTGTTTGGTTTGATGACGCCAACTACAGCGACTACACAGGTATTGCTTCGCTAACACCCGAAGAAAATCAACGGGTTGAAGCCCAGTTGGCGGCTGCTGTTAAGACGCTGACAAAGATTGGCTCTGTGCGTTTTGATCAGGTATTGTCTAATACTGAATTCTCTAAGCACATTAAAGACTACATTAATCGCAGTATTGATTCGGGTGAGCACATCACTAACCCAACCAGCTTCCTACAAGGCTTTGTGTCTTTTTACAAGGAACGTCAAGAGGGTGATATTGCTAACATGCGGTCAGGCCCAACTAGTGCAGCAGCAACACGACGTCGTGAGCAAATGGCAGCAACTGAGCAGTTTATTAGTGACAACATGAATACTTTCTTGGGTATATTGGCTGTGTACAAGCGTCTAGTAGAGCTAAAAATGGCCATACTGGCCAAGCTGAATACTATTGATCACATTGGGCACTTTGTTAGAACCGATGACGGGTATCGTGTAACAGCACCTGAGGGCTTTGTGGTCATTGGGCACGACTTTAATCGTGTTAAGCTGATTGACCGACTGGAATTCAGCAGACTGAACCGCGCTCGACCAAGATGAAATTAGAACTAATTCCCGAACTGGTGGAAAGTCGTATCTTCAAGAGCGAAACTTCTATAACCAGTATTGATCCAAAAAAGATTGTGGAGTATTTTTATATGTGTGTATTGTGTATCAATACACTCAAGTATGAAAATGAAAGCACAGCTGAACGGTATGCCGAGGACACAGTCAAATACAGTCAATTTGACAGCTTTAAGAGTTCGGGTACCGACTTGTATAATCTAGCAGTAGGCTCACTTAAACATCGGCAGTTTCCTGAAATGGCATTTAGACGTTGGCTGCGGCAATTGGTTAATGATCTTGATGATCGTCGGCAGGACTATACCATGTTGACCGAATTGGAATCCAGTTTAGGTATTTCTAATTCCACATTGCGCTCGTTGCGTAGAATCAGTTTGGACTACAAAAATTCTTCGCATACGCAAAAGAAAAATTTTTGGACCACACTGTATCGTTACTTTACTCAAAATTTAAAAAATCTTGATCTCACGCCCTTAATACCAAAAATTTAAGTTTTAGTATAAATACTTATAGTGCTCCGGCACATATTTAAAAAGGAATAATATCATGGCAATCACATCACGTTTTAACGGCGCAGCAGCAGCCGGTGCATTTTATGGTTACTCACCACTAGTCATCAAGCTCGCTTGCACTGCTGGTTTCACAGCAAATTCAACTGCGGCTGACGGTGCTATCACTGACGGTGGTTTTGAGAAAGTTGTCCGTGCAGTTCAGCAACTTGGTTCAATCGTTTGGCTCAGCGCACAAAACGACGATTCACTAACAGTTATCGTTGATGGCCCAACATTCAATGCTGGTCCTGGTGCAACAACATCCGGCCTGTACGGTGCATTGAAAGATGCGGTTCTTGCTAACCGTGCTGGCAGCGGCGCACTTACAGTTACAACCAGCAGTGTTCTAAATGGCGCTGGTACATTTACATTCGCTTAATTAGCGAATAATAGTTTCGGGATGGGAAGGGGTGGACTTGTTCCACCCTTTTTCTTTAACTAAAATTTCGTAATAACAGCATATTTTGCTTAAATAAGCACATGTACTTGTACCGTGTTTATACTTTATTTGACATTACCTGCACCAATGTAATTAGACATCCCAAAATCACTGAACCCAATCATCGAGAAACTCTATTTCGGCGTAATCAACAACGCAATTGGGAAACTATTCAGCAGGTGTTGGCCATGCGGGCGCAAATACATGTGGTTGAACTGCCCAAAGTCATCGAATGGTGTCAATTGTTTCCAAAAAAACTTTTTAAAAAAACACGAGCTTGGACTTTTGACTTTGGTGTGGAACAGGTTGATGTTTATGGGCCAGACTTGAGATTACTGCTTGATGATTGCAACGGTACACCCATGATACTGGATCTTAAAGAAACTGCTGCAATCTCTGTTGCACATCTTGAATGTTGTGGTACTTTGAGAAATACATTTATAGAATTTTTATCAGCCTCTGCGTAAATAATATTATAAGTGTAGGCTGAACTACACACAAAGGAGCCTTAAATGTCTAGCACTGAAATTGAAAAGAAAAATCTTGAAGCTCACGTTGAACTGTGTGCTGAAAGATATAAAAGTTTGGAGGACAAGTTGGATAATTTAGACCAACGTGTTTCAGCCATTGAGAAAAAAATCGATTCAAAGATGCAGACTATCGAAGAAAAAGTAGAAAATAAATTTGGCGAAATCAAAAAAGCCATTGTAGACTCACAGGAAAAACGCAACACTCAAATAGTTGGATGGGGCGTGTCTATTATTGGTACATTGATTTCTATCTTGCTAACGCTGTTGTGGAAGTTTGTAATCCATTGATATTTTTAAGTCATATGCCCAAATTGGTGTAAATACTAGACATTTTGGGATTTTATGGATCAAGACTTACATAATCGACTGTACAAATTTTTAAAGCAAGAACTAGCTGACCAAGAACTCAATAGTTTAGTACTTAAACAACTCAATAGTAAAACGTACAAAATTTCAACTTACCGGCTGACTAAAGACACATCAACAGTTGAAAGTTCAACGGGGCAAATATATCAATTTGTCTCGTTGACTCCTGCGGTGGTTTATTGTTGTTTAATGGCAATAAACTATCTCAACGACGCACAAATTATTCTTACATTGAATAACGAGCTCGTACGGTTGAATGAAAAAACACAAACAATAAGAACACGCCTACGTCGTGCTAGCAACAGTTTTAGTAGAGATTTGCTAGTAGCAAAACTGTTGCAATTTGAAACACAGTACGATGGCAAGATACACCAAATGAAGAAAAATATCATCAGGGCTAAATATATTATAAAACCAGGACAGTCAAATGGAAGTTAAAGACATGTTTAAGCAGCCAAAGTTTGATAAACTCAACAGTTTATTAGAAAATCGTTACGATTTTTCATTTAATACCAATTCACTGACACGCAGCAGTGCAAGGTCCATGCTCAAGTTGGTAGAGACAAAAATTACCAATGCTCAACGCGGCGGTAAAAGAATTGAACAAACTTCGGCCTACTGCCAAATGCTGTTGATGCGCGAAAGTTTACGCACATGGTTAAACGAACAAGTGTTAACTGAAGGTGAAATTGGTGAGGCCGAAGTGGTATTGGCAGCAAAAAATCTCACAGACAGTATTCAAAAAATGGTCGAGCAAGCTGGAAAAATGGCCAACGAAGAACTGCCTGCACTGACTGTTGCCATTAGAGATCAAATTGGCATGAGCCAAGCAGAATCTTACAAAGGATCAGCCGGCGCTGCAATTACAGAATTGTTAAGTCAATTGACTGCAGCTCGAGACCAACTTGAATCCAGTTATCTTGCATTGACTGGGCAACAACAACCCACAGACATGGCCATGCCGGCTGCCCCCGAGCCTGCAGCAGGTGATGAGGCAATGCCTCCACAAGACGCTGAAGCTGGCGGTGATGAATTTGCTGCAACCGATGCCGAAGCTGGCGGAACTGCTCCGTTGGGGCGCGATCGTAGATAACCATGTTTTTAGTTGAACTAATAGAAAGCAACGCAGGTTATGAATCCAACGTTCTAGCACTGCTGAATTTGATCAAAAAACGCTATGAAAATGAGCAGGCTATTGGTAAACCATTTAACACTGCAAGTTTTTTAAAATTAGCTCGAAACGTAGGGATGAATTTGGATTACGACGGGTTCGTGGATCTATTCAACGGCAGTGATTCATTCAAAAACATTATTGATAATTTTAACCAAAAAACATTAACGTTCAAAACAAGCAGCAGTGATGAAGCAGTTTACAGCCCAGACAAAAAACGCAAGGGTCAGGATATTGTCGGCAAAATGGCCGCCAAGGCTGTAGACATTTAACTAGTACCTGCTCGTATTGATTGATTTCTAGCAGGGCGGTGTGCTATAAT